GTTGTGTAGTCAATAGTGGCCATTGTTAAACCTCCACGGCAGTAGGGCTGCCGTATCCCGAAAACATTCCCATTACATCCTGCATCTGGGCAGGGTCGATACCGCCAACGTTGGCGGCCGTCTTGCTTGCGCTCTCGGCAGCGGCCAGGGCCTGCTGCTGTTGCTGCTGTGCTGCACGCTGCTGGCGTGCTGCCTGGACGTCCTCGTCCGAGATGATCAGGCTGGGCTTGATGCCCAGGCCGTCGGCATACTCGTCGATGATTTCGTCGGTGTTGATCTTGTCCCAGATGCCTGGGTCTTGCTTCGCGCCAGCGATGGCGCCGACGGTTGCGATCAAGCGGTCGATGGACTGCAGGCCGACAGCTCGCTGCGCCTGGGCCAAGGTGCTGATGTACTGCACGTTGACCTGCAGGCCCTGCATCTCAGGAGGTGGAGGTGGCAGCAGCGGCCGGCCGTCGGATGTCTTCGCCGTAGCCAAACGCTCGAAGGCAAAGTCGATCAGCGGGTCCAGGAGCTCGTTCTGCAAACGCTCAAGCACGGGGCCGAGCATCAGCAGCTTCTCCTCGTGGCGTTCGGCCACCTCCGTCGCGGTGATGCCACTGCGCGTGTCGTTGGCCATCATCAGGAACAGGTCTTCGTAGAAGTGACCCTTGATGCGCTCGCGCACCTCCTGGATGTCCTCCCGCAGGGCCATCATGTCCAGCTTGACTTCAAACAGTGTGCGGATGGCGTTCTCGCCGCCAACGTTGTCGACGTACACCACGCCACCTGGCAAACGGTTGGTGCCTGCTTCCTTGAGGGTGGAGGGCGCCTGAATAGGTGGCTGGACCTGGTAGTCAATCGCTTGCTGTTTGCGCAGTTGTCCATGCTGGAGCTGGCGGATGTCGGGAAGCGCGTCGTGGCCAGGTCCGGTGCCATAAACGTCATTGCCTGTGACCAGCCACCGTGGCGCCAGGCAGTTGAAGGTGCGGAAGCCGGATTCACCCAGCAGCTTGTCAGCGTCGCCGCCCACTTCGTAGTAGACGGACTTGTACGGCATGTTCAGCGCGTCACGCTTCGTGGCGTCGCGTCCCTTGCGGGGCTCGATCACGTGGTGCACTGTGATCCATTGGTCAAAGCTCCCACGCTCATAGTGGTTCTGTACAGACATGCTGCAGTTCTTCAAACCGAACTGCTCGGCCATCTGGCCCACGGTCATGTTGAACTCGCGGAACAGTGTGTTGACCATCCCGCGGTGGTCTGTGGCCAGGGCATACTCGCCAACGGTCAGGGGATAGCAGTGGACCACGTTCTCGAAGTCCTCCAGCATCACCATCGCTCCGACGCCGAAGGCACCGAGCTCGGTGTAGACCTGGTGCAGGCTGCGGTACACGTTGGATTCTGCGAACACCTCACGCATCAGCTGCTCGACGTCGGACAGCCACACCTTGACGGCGTGGATGTCATTGAGCTTGGCGTCGCCAGTGGACAGCCTAAACCAAGGGCGTGCCGGGCTGGTCATGCCGGCCATCAGCCCTGCGCTCAGGACGTTTAGCCCACGCTTGGCGGTGGAGTCGTAGACCTTCTTGCCGCGCTGGACCTTGTTGCCTTTGTTGGCATCGGACGGGAAAAAGCGGCCAGAGGTCGGCAGCACGTAGTCGGCCAGATCCTGCCAGTCGGGTATCCACGAGGCACGCTCAGACCACAGCGCCGCCTTGCGTTTAAGGTAGCGCTGCTTGTCCGAGAGCTCGGGCTTCTTGACTGGATCGGCCATGGGTTATTGGCCCAGCAGTGTGGTCTTGCCCAGCTGCATCTGGTTGCGTTCTACGCCGCCAGGGCCGGTCAGAAGGGTGGAGGCAGCCATGCCCCCGTTCTGGGCCATGTCCTTGCGCGCTGTGCTTGTGGCGCCAAACGCGCCCTGCTCAACTTGCTTGACCTCTTGAGGCTTCTGGACTTCCTGGACGGAGGGCGTGTTGTTTCCGAAAATACACATGGTCGACTCCGTAGGTGATACTGCGCCGCATCGTAGCCCTGCAGGTGCTGGTTATGTGCCCAGCCTAGAAGTCTGCCAGTGGGTCGTAGTTCAGAACGTCCTGCCTGACGGTGTCAGCCTTGCGCTTGACCTTGGCGTAGTTGGGCGTGTCCAGCTGGGCCAGGATGACAGCGCTGGCCTTGTCAGGACTGCGCCCAATGCGCTTGATGATGTCGTCGCGGCTCTCGACCTGCACCTTCATGCCTAGCAGCTTCCACTGTGGGGCGCACAGGTCGGCCAGCAGCTCGGGGTCTGGGGGCAGTGCCACGCCACTGTCGTTCTCTGGATCCAACGACTCGCGCAGGCGCCACCACAGCTCGCTTCGCTGGTTGGCAAAGGTCATGCGCCCAGAGCGATCAGTCATCAGCGAACGCTCGGCCACGTTGACCCCGATCACCTGGGCGTTGGCATCCTTCAGCAGATCGAAGGGGCTGGCCCCCACGCCGATCACGTCGATGTGTATGGGTGCGGAGTCACGGCGCACGGCGAAGATCTGGCCCACCACGTGCTGGCCAGAGGGTGTGTCCTTGCCTGGCAGCTTGACCAGGTGGTCGTACCAGTTGCCGTGCCTCATGGCGATGGTCGTGAAGTCCTTGCCGCCGCGCGCAACGTCCACGCCCATGGACGACATCTCGCCCTTGGGGCTCTGCGGCGTCCAGCGCATCATGGCAGCCTCGACCCATGCGGTCGGGATGACCTGCCACGGGTCATCGGTCATGCCGGCCTCGAAGTCGCCATACAGCATCTGGCTGCGCAGGGGCTCTGGCATGGCCTGAAGCACTGCCAGGTAGCCGGAGCCCATCAGGTACGGGTTGTCGCTGATACGTGACGGGATGAAGGTGCGTGTCTGCGGCCGCACGATGTCCTGGGGCTGGTAGTCCGCGGGGTTGAAGTCGTAGACAGGCTGGCCAGCCACGATCACGAACTGCTCAGGCCCATCCACCCAGATGTCCCGGCTGACGCCATTGGCGCCTGGCACCACCCCGACGTGACGGATCTCGCCTGGGGATGCACGCTTGCCGGGGAAGCGTTTGTCAAGCCACGGTGCGAAGAACGCGACGATCCACCTGCCCTCGGCAGATGTCGGTGGGTTGAAGGTCAGCAGCGTCTGGCACCGCTGGCCAGGCGTGGTCGATCGGTTCCAGCCCATGAGGAAGCGGACCTGCAGCTCCTGGAAGTTGGCTGCCTCGTCAAAGCACAGGAACGAGTGAGGGCGGCCTTGGTACTTCTTCTCGTCGCCAGCGTTGGGCGTGGATCCGAACTCGATCTGCCTGTCATCCAGCCGCAGGATCTTGTCCTGGCCGTTGTAACCATCGCGTGTGCCAGCCATGGACAGCACCTCGTCGATGATGGCTGTGAGCTCGGTGCCGTTGCGGCGCAGGATCATGGACTTGTCGAACTGGGTCAGGGCCTTGCCTGCTGCGAGGAAGGACTTACCGCCACCGGCTGCACCCCCGAAGCCAACCACATCGGCCGTTGAGTTGTAGGCCATGGTCTGTGGGCCTACGAGCGGGCTGAATGGCCTGTCCTCGATGTCCGCTGCCACAAGCGCGTCGAGCTCGGCCTGCTCCTCTGGCGTGAGGTAGGACTGCAGCTCCTGGATCTCTGCGGGTGTCACCCCAGGTCCTTGCGCAGCTTGGCCATCTCCAGCAGCGATGCGATGCGGCTGGACTTCTTGGTCGCGTCGAGCACAGCTACCGGGCCACCGTTGGCGCCAGTGATCTCCTGCTTGTCGCCGTACACGTTGCGGCGTCGGCCCTTGAGCACGAAGGTCAAGAGGCCATCACTGTGCTTGCGGACGGTCAGGGGCACGGGCTGGCCATTGGCGTCAAGCACAGGGCTGAAGCTCTCCTTGCCGTCCTCGTCCACCTTGCGTTCGTAGGCCCATGCCAGTCGGCCCTTGTCGATCACGGGCTCGTGCCAGCCCTGCACCGCACGGCGGTAGGCCTCAGCCTCAGCCTTGTCGATGGCCGTTTCCATGGCGTCATCCCATGCGGCCTTGAACTCCTCGTCGTCCTGGTACTGGCGCCAGGCAGTGGACCGTGCGATGCCAGCCGCGTCGCAGGCATGGCTGATGACGGGCATATTGCGCAAGGCTTCAAGGAAGATGGGCTTCCAGTCGAGTGAGGCAGGAGTGGGCATGGGCGGACTGTAGCGGGCCTTGGCTGCGTTATGTACGCTTGCGGAAGGTGTAGGGTGCCTGGCCACGTATGCGGCCGCTACAGATGGCCCTGACCGTTGACTTGCTGATCACCAGGCCATCGTCGAACTTGTCGGCGATCTGCTTGTAGCTCAGGCCAGCTTCCCGAAGGTACAGAATCAGCTCAACATCGGCGTCGGACAACTTGGCGCGGTGGTGGGTCTCGCCTACCCGATAGCCACCAGAGTTGACGCCAACTTTTGTCATACGGATACCCCTACAGAGTTGCGCATGTTGCGGTTGCAGCGCAACAAGGTATAGACATACAATAAGGCTGTAGCGCAACAGGAGTAACAACCATGCTTATCGACGGTCACGAGTTCACATTTACAGGCCTTGAGCCATACACCCGAAAAGACGGCAAACAAACCACGCTCAGGGTTTGGCGCACAACGTGCAAAGCAGAGGGCTGCAACAACACGTGGGAAGTCCGCACTCCTGCGGGGGCTAACCCAGCCCACCAGGTGCCGGACGCAAGCTACCCCCCGGTGGGTCGCGTGTTTAACCGTACGCTCTGCAAGGAATGCTACGTGCCTGGCGACAGAAAACCAATGCAGGCCCCGAACGGGGGTTGGACGTGGGCCAAGACTTCCAACGCTGACGTGGTGGAGATTCGGCGCCTTGCTGCCAGCGGTGTGCCTTACGCCACAATCGCCCTCTGCTTCCCCCTCCAGCCAGGGACTATCCGAGAAATTGTAAAAGGCCGACGCAGGTAGCAAAAAACTCGCAACGCGGGATGCAACGTCTAGGGGGGTTATGTAATAACCCACCCTGTAGCGCGTTGCATTTCCCCCCGCCTTTACCAGACTGCAACACGCACCACGTTGCACCAAACGTTGCGCGTTGCACTCTTGAATTGGAGCCATATTCCAGTTCATGGCCTCAAACAATCGACAATGTGTCATCGTCTTTGTCCCAATAGTAGGAGCTCGTATCCCCCGAACTCAGCGTTTCAAGCGCTCTGCGCACCTTCTGCTTACGCGTATCACGCTTGCCGTCGGTGGGCCCCGCGATCTTGCTGACGGCCAGTTTGATGACCTCGGAGACCTCAATGCCTGCGGTTTGGAACTCGCTGATCTCCGCGATGGCCATGACCACAGCCTTCTCGTTCTCACCCAGGGGCTTGGCACTGGTGGCCTTGGCCAGGTTGACCTCGGTCTCCTTGATCACGCAGCTGGTGATAGGGTCTCCATCCTCGTCCACACCAATGTCCACCACGTCAAGCTCGAAGCCCCAGGCAGCGCCATCGTCGCCGTCCTTCTGCTTACTGGTGCGCAGGATGCGGCCACCGGGCAGGCGAAGTACCTCAAACTCAGCGTCACAGGCTGCACGCAGTCCTGACCAGCCACGAGCCCCCTTGCTGGCATCCTTGCCGCTGTGGTGCACCAGGATGACCATGGCTCCTGTGGCGCGCGCTATGCCCTTGCAGTGGGCCAGGGCCTTGCCCATGTCCTCGCCGGCGTTCTCGTTGCCCCCTGGCGTGGTCTGGGCCAGGGTGTCCACGATAACCACGTCGGCCTTGCCAATGGACTTGGCGATGGCCAGCGCGTCCTCGCGTAGCAACAGGTTCGGGGCGTCAGGGATCACGAAGAGCTCGATGTCCTTGAGGCTGATACCTTGGCGTGCCGCGTACGCGATCAGCCGCTTCCTGAAGCCGCCAGCGCCCTCTGCAGCGATGTAGACCACGCGGCCCTTCTTCACCTTGTGGCCACGCCATGACACCCCACGGGCGATGGCGGCAGCCATGTCCAGGATGGCGAACGACTTGCCGGAGCCGGACTCGCCGAACAGGACAGCCAGTTCCCCGCGGGGCAGCACGTTCTTGATGATCCAGCCCGGGTGCTCGCCCTGGGCGAAGTCATCAGCCTGGATCTTCTCGAACCGTTGTTTTTTAGCAACAGGCTCTTGGGGCTCGCCTGAGATGTCAGCGAAGCCGGTGTCGTCGATTCCCTTTTCATTCTCTTTTAGCCCCTTTTCTTCGCTTTGTGCTAGGTCCTCGAACTCGTCCATCGAGGCTGGGCCGTCCAGGATGATGTGGGCGCCATGCTCGTTGGCCATGCGTACCAGGGAGCGGGCCGTGGCCTGGCGCTCGGTGTAGTGGCCGAACGATACCCAGCGCTCCCAGTTGTACTCCCTGGTGGTGTACTTGGGGCTGGCCTGGCTCCAGTCGTCCCACAGGTTGAAGCCGTCATCAGAGCCACTGAACTCGTGGTGCAGGGCCATGCCCACCTTCAACCAGTCGTCGTAGCTTTGGTCGTCAGGCAGCACGGAGAGGGCCTCCTCGACCTGGCCGCGGGTCAGCCCGACGGGTTTGTTCTCTGTGGTGACGGCCCCCTTGGGTGGGTGGTTGCCGAAGCGCTCCAGGCACAGGTCGTTCACGCTGGACGTGAGCGGTGCGATGAAGTCGGTGTTGCCCACCAGCTCCACGATGTCCAGCACGTCGCCGGTGACGGTGACGAAGCCCTTGGTGCTGAAGGTCTCAAGCCCGAAGGGCTCGGAGTGCGGATCCTTGCGGTTGCCCAGGTTACCGTGGAAGAACGCTCGCACGCCCTTGCCAGAAGGGCTGTACTCGGCGTAGGACTCGCTGGCGATCTGCTGGACTGTGGGGTGCAGGTGGCCGTCGGAGTCGACGCAGTTGTCGAAGTCGAGGGCCACCAGCCCGAAGTCCTCCAGGATGGCCAGGCCGACCCCGTTGTAACCCTGCTTGATGGCCGTGGCCTTGGCGATGTCAAAGGTCGAGAGGTTGGCCCGGTCCTTCGGCCCACCGTGCACGCCGTGGCGCCGCACGCCGTTGACGTAGTAGGGCACCTTGCGGGGCTTGGCCTTGCCGTTGTCCTCGAACTTCCAGACCAGCCAGCCTTCAAGCTGGCGCAGTGATTCAGGCACCTCAAGGGCGCCCAGTGTTGGGCTGCTGTGCATGCGCGCTTACCCCCTGGCGCGGTGTACGAGGTTGTTCGTGATGCGGATCAGGTCGTCGTAGCAGTCAGGTGGCAACCCGCGGCGCTCGGCCTGCAGGAAGAACTCGCCGACGATGGACATCATGGCCCCCAGGGACATGGTCACCGGGATACCGGCTGAGTTGGCGGCGCT